CGCTGGAAGTCGCGGATGGTGGCGAGTTGGGTGATCAGCATTTCCATGTCCTCGATGCCGAGCAGGTCGGCCACCAGGGGCAGGCCGGCCCAATCGATCTGGCCGCCCATCCAGTTCCAGGCGCGCACGGCCAGGGCGGCAAGTGGCTCGGCGGCGGCTGGCTGGCCGGGCATTTGACCCTGTTCCAGCCAGCCGATCAGTTTTTTGCGGCGGCCTCCAGGGCGGCGTCGTGGCGGGCGATAAGGTCTTCCACGGCATCGATCAAGGGCAACCAGAGATCCGGCGCGTCATCCAGCCAGTCGTCCCACAACTCGCGGTCGAAGGCGGCCGGGGTGGGATCGCCGCCCGGCAGCAGGTCAAGGCCGGTCAGGTCCCATCCCACCACGCAGGCGCGGGCCAGGTCCAGGCGGGTGCCGCCGGCGGCTTCGATGCGTTGCCGCGCCGTGGGCCGGCGCAGGGTGTAGCGGTGGCCGTGCAGTTCGACCACCGCTTCGCGGGCCTTGAGGCGCTTGTCCAGGGCGGGCATGGGTTAGGCGCTGTAGTAGGTGGGCGTGCCCTGGCTGGTGATGACCGCCGAGGTCTTGACGATGTCCTGGGCGTTGCCCTGGGGCGCGCCGGCGAAGCCGACGTAGCCGGCGAAGACCATGATCTTGCCGCCGGTACCGAAGGTGAACTTGAAGGCGCGCTTGGCCTGGGCGTCGGAAGCCAGCTTCATGGCGGCCTGGCCGGCGTCGGTGGGGTCCCACAGGTTTTCGAATTCGGCCTTGGTCTCGTCCGGCAGGCCGGGCACGACGATGCGCTGGGAGTCGTGGATGGTGGTGGCGTCCAGGCTCTCGAAGTTGCCGCCGCTCATGTTCATGCTGGTGGCGGTGGTGATGCTGTTGCCGAAGGTGATCTTCTCGGCGGTGCCGGAGACGAAGGTGTCGTAGGCGCTGGTGTCGATGCCGCCGCCGCCGGAGACCGCTTCGAGCTGGAAGGTGTCGGCGGCCTGGTTGCAGACGCGGAACACGCGATCATGGATCTGGCGCATGCCCAGGATGGTGAGGAAGACGTAATCGCCGTTGCTGTAGCCGTGGGCGACGCTGGTGACGACGCCGGGGGCGGCCTTGGTGATGCCGGTGATGGTCTTGGCGGCGGCCAGGGCGGACTGCATGGCAATCGCCACGTTGGACCACTTGGAAATCGTTGCCATGGTGAGTCTCCTTAGATCAGGGTGTCCGGGGCGTTGGCGGCCGCCTCGAACTCAAGGGTAAAGGTCATGCGCTTGACGCCGACGGGCTTGTCGGCGGCTTCGTCCTGATAGCTCATGCCGGTGTAGGTGGGCGTGAGGGTGCGCGCGGAAACGGTGATGCCGCCCGCCAGGGCGGTTTCCACTTCCTTGCTCATCAGGTCCAGGGTGTCGTCCAGGCCGCTGGCGGCCAGGGCGCAGGCTTCCACGGCCACGGCCAGGGTGCGCTTGTGAATCGCGGGGCCGTGCACGGTGAGGACTTCGGCCTCCTCGCTGTCGGCTTAGAGGCGCAGGCCGGGCAGGTTGGCGGAATCCAGCGGATAGAGCCGGTTGGCGTAGACCCGGGCGCCGGAGGTGGCGAGGCCGGTGAGCTTGGTGACCAGGGCGGCGCGGATCTGCTTGTGCAGGTGGTCGGCCATCAGGCGGCCTCCAGCACCAGGGCGACGAGGCCGGTGTTGTCCGGCTCGACGTTGCGCACCGTGTAGGCGGTGGCGCCCACCGTGACGCTGGCGCCCTGGGCGATGGCGGGCAGGGCGCTGGCCAGGGCGGTGAAGCGGGTTTCGCGGGTGACCAGGCCCAGGCGGTCGGCGTAGTCGCGGTCGAGCACGCCGTTGATGCTGTAGGCGCCCCAGGTCAGGGTGGCGTTGGCCAGGGCCGCCGTGACGCGGCGGGCGGATTCGGTTTCCAGCAGGGCGGCGCGCAGGGTCATGCGGCGGCCTGTTCGGGCTGGGTTTCAGGCGCAGGCGCCGGGGCGTGGCCATGCCCGCGCAGCCAGTCGAGCACGATGCCGGCCACCAGGTCGGGGCCGGCGGCGGCCTGGCAGGCGCTGCAGCCGGTGGTGGTGTCCACCTGGCAGAAGGCGAAGGTGTGGCCGTGGATGCGGTGGCAAGGGTGGCAGGCGATGGCCGCGGGTTCCACGGCGGCGGTGTTGACCCAGTGCTTGGTGAGGTTCTCGGCGCTGGAATGGGACAGGGTCACCACCTTGAGCATGGGCTCCAGGGCCACGCTGTTGGCGATCAGGCTTTCCGTGGCCACCACGGCGTCGGCCTGCTGGGCATAGGCCAGGGCGAAGCGCACCGGCCATTCCTTGCCCACCACGTGGATGTAGGGCTCCTCGTCCTCGATGTCGGCGGCGGCGGCGTAGGCCAGGTCGCCCAGGATGACGCTGTGCACGCCATGGCCGGCCAGGCGGCGGGCCAGGGCCATGGTGTGGGGCCAGAACTTGGTGGGGCCGCTGCCGGCGGGGTTGATGACCACCACCGGGCCGGCCAGGTGATCGCGCTGTTCCTTGGCCCAGGCCGCCTCGAACTCGTTGGCGTGGAACTTCTGGCGGAAGTCGTGGGGCAGGCCGGCGTAGTCGTGCACCATCTCCAGGTAGTTGGCGTTCATCAGCTTCTGGCGCAGGGGGTGGGGCAGGTAGAAGGCGGGCTCGTTGGCGTGGGCCAGCAGGCGGGTTTCGACGCTGCCGATGAGGTTGATGAAGCGGTCGTACTTGGGCGCCTCGTGGGCCCAGTAGGCGATCAGGTCATCGTCCGACAGCACGCCGTCCGGCAGGTTGATGATGCGGTCGATGTGGGGGTCGTGGGCCAGCACCTCGGCGCCGGTGTGGGCGGTGTAGACGGTGGTGTGGTAGCCCTGTTCTTTCAGCAGGGCCAGGGGCGAGGAGGCCCACAGGGCGTCGCCGTGGCCGCCCACGCGCACCACGGCGGCGGTCTTGGCGGGGCGCTCGACGGTCTGGTCGTGCTGGCCGGCGCCTTCTGGCAGCTTCTTCAGCACCAGCAGGAAGGAGTATTCCAGGCCCTCGGACCGGGTCTGGTTTTCCAGCAGGGCCCAGTCCGGCGCGGCCTGGCGCAGCAGGGCCAGCACGTCGTCGGGGAGGAAGTCGTGCTTGTGGTCCGGGTTGGCGCCGGGCTGGCCGATGTTGGGGTACAGGTCCCGGTGCGGCAGGTACAGGCACAGGTGGCCGCCCACCTTGAGCACGCGCCACCATTCGCGCAGGGCGGCGGCGGGGTCGGCCAGGTGTTCCAGCAGGTGGGAGCTGAACACGCCCCAGAAGGCGGCATCGGCGAACAGGGCCAGGCGGCTGGCGTCGTTGACCACGATGTCGGCGCGCACCGGGGCGCCGAACAGTTTCTGATCGAGACCGTTGTCCACCCCCACCAGGTGCGGCCAGACCTTTTGCCCGCCGCAGCCGATATCCGCCCCGCCGCGAGCGAGGTAGGGCAAAACGTCGAAGCGGCATTTCGCCGCCTCGTTGCCTTGGGGTGCGTCGGGATACCAGGTCATTGTGTCTCCTCGTGGCCTCATGGAAGCCCCCGGCGGGCCGGGGGCTTGGGTGAGGCTACGATCAGCCGGTGATCCAGTCGTCAATCTTGGAGAAGGCCGCCGGCTGGCGGCAGACCATGTCGCCGAATATGGACATGGTAATGCGTACCTGGCCGGTAACCGCCAGACTGTTCGGGTCCACGACGATGTCCGGACCACCAAACAGGCCGATGGTGGCCAAGGACCAGTCGGCGGCGTACATGCCGGTCGAGCAGACCGTGGTGCTGGTGCCCTTGGTCAAATTTGACGGCATGTTGTTGGAGACCGCGACGCGGTAGCCGTTCAGGGCCTGGTCGCCGGGGGTCCAGATCATGGGCAGGTTGGTGGCGTACTGGGTCTGCTTGTACTTGCCCCGGGTCTTGGCGTTGATGAGGTAGCCGGACACCATATCTGCCTCGGCGTTGGCCACGGCGCAGGCGGATTCCAGATCCACCAGGTGCGACCAGGCCGGCGCGGCGCCGTTGGTGCCGCCCACCACGGTGCCGATGCCGGTGACGTTGCGCAGGCCCAGGATCTCGCTGGTGCCGGTGCCGCTCATCATCTTGGATTCCATGAGCACGGCGGCGCCCTGGACCAGGTCGTCGCGGATCATGTTTTCCAGGCTCATGGCGGCCTGCATCAGGGCCTGCTTGGACACCTCCACATAGGCGCCGACCCGCTTCGGGCTTAGGGTGAGCTTGCCGGTGACCGGGTTGGTCTCGGAGGCCGAGCCGATTTCCGTCAGCACGCCCAGGGAGCCGGCGGTGGTCTTGCGCGGGATGTCCACGTTGCTGGTCAGTCCGGTGAGGATGCGGGCGCCCAGGCGGCCCATGACCAGCGCGTTGCGCAGCACGTCGGTGTACAGGTCGGTGCGCAGTTCGGTGGGGACCAGGTTGCCGGCCTCGGTGGCGGTGCCGACGTTGAAATCGCGTTTGAAGGTGTCGAATGGCACGTAGAATCCGGCGGGGTCCTGGCCCACCAGCTTGGCCATGGCGCGGGAGCATTCCAGCTCGAAGCCGGCCTTGGCCCAATTGCCGGTCATGGCGGCCTGCAGGGCGCGGCCGAAGGAGTAGGACTGGCGCTCCTTGGCCGACAGGCCCAGGTGCAGGGCGGAGGTGTCGGTGTGGCGGGCTTCCATCTTGGCCAGGATCAGATCCTTGAACTGCTCGACGGAATGGCCGTTGCGCAGGGCGGTGGCCACGTCGCGCTGGTCGATGTACTTGGCGTATTGCTCGCCCATCTTGAGGATGGCGTCCACGCGGGCGGCGGCCAGTTCCTCGGGCTTGGGGGTGTTGATCTCGGACATGATGCGGATCTCCGGGGTGGGGGTGTTGGGGGTGTTCTGGGGGGGGGGTGCTTGCTCGGGGCGGACTTCGGCGCCAGCCGAGCGACCGATCCCCACGCTGGGGTCCGCCGGCACGGGGACGATGGACGCCTCGAACGGCGTCCACCGGGTCACCCGATAGACGGGGGCGGCGCCATCGGCGCGGGAGGCCGCCAGGCCGGCCCGCTGCCAGTGTTCGCCGTATTGGGTTTGCATTTCGCGCTCGAACTCGGCGCCGGTGAGGGTGCGCAGCACCCGGTCGTCGCCTGTCTGCCCGTCCAGTTCCTCGATCTGGTCGATGAGGTAGCCCACCGAGACCAGGGAGCGGATGCCGTCGCGCACGTCCTGCAGGATTTCCTGGCCCAGGGCTGAACGCGAGAAGCGTGCCCGGGCGCGCAGCACGCGGCCGGATTCGTCCAGTTCGGTGCCCAGCACCACGCCGATCTGTTTCTCGGTGTCGTGGTTCAACAGCAGTGGATGGCGGCCATCGCCCAGGCGGGAGAGGTCCACCGCCGCGCGCTCGTGGGACAGGATCTCGATCCCCCACCAGCGCTCATAGGGCGCCTCGCTGGAGACGGCCAAGGAAATCACGCCGTCATCGTCGGCGGCGCGGGATTCGATGCTGAAGACACGTTCGAGCAGCATGGGCGGGCTCCTGAATATGGCTTCAGGATGGCCGCCGCCCGCGACACGCGCTGGCAAAAAATGACGCGGCTAGAGCAGTGCGGCGAGCAGCAGGGCGTCCTCGTCGTCGCGCTTGCGCGCCAGGGCCTGCCAGGGGATGGGGTTGAAGTATTCGGCCTGGGGACGGCGGCGGAGGGTTCCGCCCTGGGTGACTTTTTCGGCCTGGACGCGGGGCCCAAACAACACCCCCGCAAACAGCGCCCCCGCGAACAGCGCCCCTCGCCGCATCAGGCTCATGCGCCATCCACCACGGTGGTGCCGTTGCCGTTGGCGTCATCCGGCGTGAAGGTGACCCTAGGCGTGGCGCCGTCAACCCCGAGATATTCCTCGGTTCCGGTCCCAAGCCCTTGGCGTTTGCCAGCCAGTGCTGCCAGCATGATCCGCTGCATCTGCTCGGCGGTGAGAGCGCCTTCCAGGACCATCTGCCAGACGGCAATGGCGATTTCGTTTGCGGTCGGAACTGCCATATTCGCCTCC